GGTGTGTGTACTTTATGTACAGAAAGGGACGCACCAAAGTGACGCAGAGCGGAAGGACTATCACCTACCGCTCGGGCATAGCGTGAAACTATGGGGCCAGGGCCACCATCCCTGTCATGACCACGCGGGGAGTGGGCGCGTGCATGAGTAGGCACGGCTGGGTTCGGGACTGGGCACCATCCCTGCGCTGCGCACACGCAACCCAAAGAGAGTCCAGGCAGTTGGGTCGGAGGGTCGGGTTTGGCGTGACCCCAACCTTTCTCCTCCCCAAAAAAAAAGTACATTTATGGGGCCAACAGCAGTTGGCATCTCTCCTTCGATTGGGGCTACCTTGCGTAGCCCTTTTTTTGTTCGTATGATGTGGTTACTTGTAGAGGGTTAGAGATGACGATAACTGCGATAGAGGTCAGCAAGGGTGTTGATCTTCCCAAGCCTCGTGTGGTGTTTGCGTACCCGTATGGGGAGATGGATGTGGGTGACTCGTTTGTGGTGCCTGTGGAGCACAGGGCCAAGGTGTTGAATGCGAATTACAGGGCGGGGAAGCGGTTGGGTCAGAAGTTTGTGGCCAGGAGTGAGGGTGAGATGCTGAGGGTATGGAGGGTGGAATAGGAGGCGGGAATGAACGCTGACAGGTTGTGGATGGAAGAGGATGAGTTGAGGGCTGAGCTGGAGGTGATGGATGCTCGGTTGTTTATGGCCTCTATGCTGGTCAGGCAGTTGATGGACAGGATTGAGGATGCAGCCCGGGACGGATACATATCGGGATATTCAGATGCAGCTTTACGAATCTCGGGTGCGGCTGCAGCGGGAAACCAGGGCTGCGCTACTGTGCATTAGGAAGGCGCAGAAGATTAAGTTGGTGAATAGGTGGAAACGGGATTACCCGCCCATCGTGTGGGAAGAGTTGTTGAGGGTTGCCCGTAACAGGAGGGTGGCGCTGGCAATAGCGGATTGGGTATTGGAAAAGCCTTAATGAAATTTGATTTAGCCAAGTTCTACAGCTTTTGCTCTGAACTCAAGATTGAGACTAAGGAGCAGGGCTTGCGGAAGATGGATCATCTTCTGGGCACTCAGACGTATGTGATGGATGAGATTGCAAAAGGATTGGCTGAGGATGTGCATTTCTTTGTGATCTTGAAGGGTCGGCAGTTGGGGATTACGACCATTTCCCTAGCCCTAGACCTTTATTGGCATTTCACGCATCCGGGTTTGCAGGGAACGCTTACGACGGATACGGAAGAGAACCGGGATATGTTCCGCACCACGCTGTCCATGTATATGGATGGCTTGCCCAAGGAGTTCAAGATTCCGGCAATAGGGCACAACAGGAACCAGTTGTCCCTCAAGAACAGAAGTCGGTTGTTCTATCAGGTGGCGGGACTACGCGCTAAAGGCTCACTGGGCCGTGGCAAGGCCATAACATACCTTCACGGCACGGAGACAAGCTCCTGGGGTGACGAGGAGGGTCTGGCTTCTCTGTTGGCTTCCCTAGCCGAGAACAATCCTGACCGGCTGTACTTGTTTGAGTCCACAGCCCGTGGGTTCAATATGTTCCACGATATGTACAAGACGGCTCAGAGGGCCAAGACCCAGCGTGCGATCTTCTGCGGCTGGTGGCGTAACGAGTTCTACAGCGTGGATGCCAAGAGCAACATCTACAAGGTGTACTGGGACGGCAAGCTGACTCCTGAAGAGAAGGAGTGGCACAAGGACATCAAGCGCCTGTACAACTTTGAGATCAACTCCCGGCAGATGGCCTGGTGGCGCTGGAAGATGCACGAGGGCATCAAGGACGAGGCGCTCATGTACCAGGAGTTCCCACCCACGGAGGACTACGCCTTCGTGATGACAGGCACCTCCTTCTTCTCCACCTCCCGGTGTACAGAAGCAGCCAAGGCTTCCAAGCTGCTTGTGCCTGACAACTATCGCTATGCCTTCGGTTCTCTCTTCCAAGACACGGAGGTGCTCAAGAGCACAGAGCGGCTTGGTGTCCTGAAGGTCTGGGAAGAGCCTGTAGACAACGCCTACTACGTCATCGGAGCAGACCCGGCTTACGGCAGTTCTGACTGGGCAGACCGTTTCTGCATCCAGGTCTTCCGTTGCTACGCAGACGGGATGGAGCAAGTGGCCGAGTTCGCCACCTCTGAACTCAATACCTACCAGTTCGCCTGGGTCATCGCCCACCTCGCAGGTGCCTACAAGAACTCCACGCTGAACTTGGAGGTGAACGGGCCTGGTCAGGCTGTCATCAACGAGATCAGGAACTTGAAGCGCATGGCTGTGAGCATGAACAACGCTACAGGGCGTGGCTTGCTGGACGTGCTCGGCAGCATGACCAACTACATCTGGAGGCGTAACGACGCACTGGGTGGCATCTCCAACTCAATAGGCTACGTCACCACCCACGCCAGTAAGGAGCGGATGCTCAATTACATGAAGGATTACTTCGAGCGCGGGATGATGGAGATCAAGAGCATGGACACCCTGGAGGAAATGAAGGGTATCGTGCGGGAAAACGGCACCATCCACGCTCCAGGCAGGGCCAAGGATGACCGGGTGATTGCTTCTGCGCTGGCAGCTGTTGCATTTGCAGAGCAGGTGCAGCCTCGGCTGATAGCGGCCAAGATTACCCGCAACATCTCCCAAGCCCAAGACAACATGACGGTGCAGGAAGCCCAGATAGGGCGAAATGTGGCCGACTACCTCAAGAAGATCGGGATGTACGGCAGTGCATGACAAACTAACAGTCGTGGCTATCTACGGCCACAACAGCGGGGAGAGCGCGGTTCCATCTCTGGAGCGTTCTCTTCTAGAACTTCCTGGTGCTCAGGGCTTGCTGATCTCGCCTCGCAGGCCGCGCAACCTTCCTAAGCACATCCGGCACAAGAAGTGCCACAAGATGACCTACAAGCAGTACAGCCTTTTCGTGATGTACTGCCTGCACACCTACATCAAGACCGAGTTCTGCCTCATCGTGCAGGACGACGGCTGGGTGCTCAACGGTGAGAACTTCACCGAGGACTACTACCAGTACGACTATGTGGGTGCGCCTGCCCACGCAGCGATGGTCGGAAACAACTACTACACCCACTTCACTTGGATTGGCCAACCAGAGGCACTTGTTGTCCAGAATGGCGGCTTCTCTCTGCGCTCTCGCAAGTTCCTGCGCCAGCCTTCCAAGAGCGGCATCCTGTGGAAGCACTTTGACGTAGAACCGTTCTGCAACGAAGACGTGCAGCTGTGCACCTGGCTGCGTCCAGAGCTAGAAAAGCACGGCATCAAGTTCGCACCCATAGAGGTGGCCAAGAACTTCAGCATGGAATACGCAGGCCCAGGCTTTCACGACGACATCGACTTCTCAAAGCTGGTAGGACACCACGCCCCTACCCGCAAACTCACCTCATACAACTACATCAAGATCAAGGCACCACTCTCAGAAGTGAGCAATTACTATCGAGAGATGGAGTTTTTGGACTGGCTGCAGACCAAGGACTACGTGTTGGAGTGTTATGAGCCATCCTGAGCAAATGCGCTTTGTCGCAAGCCTTACCCGTACCTTCCCCTGGCACTTCCGGCACACCAAGGTGGTGGAAGTGGGGTCGCTAGACATCAACGGCTCTGTGCGGCAGTTCTTCTACGAGCCAAGTCTGTACGTCGGGTGTGATCTCGGCCCTGGCCCCGGCGTAGACGTCGTGTGTGCAGGGCACGAGCTGCCTTTTGCCGACAAGTTTGATGTGGCCATCTCCTGCGAGTGCTTCGAGCACGACAAGAACTGGCAAAAGACCTTCCTCAAGATGGTCGAGATGGTCAAAGACAACGGTCTTGTCATCTTTTCCTGCGCTACAACGGGTAGAGCAGAGCACGGGACGACCAAAAGCAACCCTTTCGATGCTCCATTCACCAACGATTACTACAAAAACCTCACAAAAGAGGACTTTGAGGCTGCTTTTGACCTCAAAAAGCTGTTTTTGAAGCATGAATTCAGCGTAAATGAGGGGTCTAAAGACCTCTACTTTTGGGGTCAAAAATGACCAAAATATGGCCAAAAAGTGAGCTTTTCAGGCTTATGGAGCGGTTTCACGCCGATAAAGAGCGTGGAATCAGCATAAAACTGTTCTGCGAGCTGTGCGGCATAGGCACCCAGACCTTCAAAGACGTGTTTCTGTACAAGAAAGCGCCTCTGAGCGAGATGGTGCAGATCAGAGTGAGCAAAGGCTACAACGAATGGCTGCGGGGACGGGTACGGATCATGCAAAACCGTGACCAGACCCGCTTTGTGGACTACCGGCGTGAGGCCAAGCCGCCTCTCATGCCCTCCACCAAGCTGGAACTGACGCCGCAAGGCATCAAAGTCCGTGTCGGCATGGTCAACCGCCACGACTATCAACAACCTGACCTAGATGAAGCACTGCGAGGGTAATTGCATGGCCGTTCTCCACGACTATTACTGTTCTGAACACGGAATCTTTGAGGCTTGGGAAGCAAAATGCCCCATGAAGCTCTGTAAAGGTGAGATTTCACGGGTGTTTTTGCAACCTGTGAGCCTCAAGAGCGACAAAACCAAGGCAACAGACAAGAATCTGGAAGGTCTGGCCCAAGATTTTGGGATGACCGACATCAAGAGCACCCGCGAAGGCGAACACCAGACCGGATACCTCAAGCGCAACAACAAACTGACCGACAAGCAGTTTGAAGAAGCAGGCGAGATCATGGCTCAGCAGCAACAGCGTGAGCAGCGTCCTGGCGACTCCGTGATCTGGGGCGGGGGCGGCAGTATTTCCATGAACTCGGTGCTGGGTGGCCAGTTCAAGTCGGTTGCCGGTGAGCAAGTGGGCATCCATCCCAAGCAAGCAGGCAATTTGACGGGGCCACGCGCTGCAAGTTACATTCCCGACCAAGACAACCTGCAGGTTGACAAGTCATGAGAATCCCGACCGATCACCTAGAGCGCGAGCAGTTCTATCTCGACCTCATCGAGAAGTGCGAAGTTTCCCTGAACTCTCGCAAAGCCGACTATCTGGGTCTTCGGTCATGGTTCATGTTTGGCTCGGGGCTTGATTCGGCCCCAGCCATCTACAACAAGATTCAGCCGCATATCGACCAGCTCACGAGCTTTCTGTATTCGGCTGAAACCACACGCTTTTCCATCGTCACCGGCGCAGCTGTGCCTGACGCTGAGCACACCAAGATTCCGGTGTTGACCCGCGCTCTCAATGACGAGTGGGCCAACTCCAACGCAGACCAGGTTTTCTCCCAAGCCGTCACTTGGTCGCTGTGCTACAACTCCACGTTCATCAAGCTCGTGATGAACAAGGGCATCCACCCGTTCTTGGTGGAGCCGAGCTGCATCGGCGTGCTGCGCGAGGACATCCCCAACCTTAGCGCACAAGAAGCACTGATCCAGGAATACTACATCACCAAGAGTGAGTTGTACGCACGCCTGTACAGCCACCCGCGCCGGGAAGAGATCGTCAAGCGCGTGAATGCCACAGAGCATCAGCGCACTGACAGTCCCGAGGGTGTCGAGCGCATCCTGATGTCTCAGACCAACCCGACGATGTACGGCAACGTCAACCTCGACCTCAGCGGCAACGAGCGTTACAAGGCCCAAGTCTCGGAAGACACGGTTCGCATGATCGAACTCTACGTCTACGACGACGACATCAAGGACTACCAAGTCATCACCAAGGCAGACCCGGACGTCATCATCTATGACCGTCCCAACGAAACCATGTTCATGAAGGGCGAGCTTCCCTTCATTCAGGTCTGCCCGAATCCGCTGTACGACTACTTCTGGGGTGCCAGCGAAGTCTCGCGCCTGGTCTACCTGCAAGAACTCCGCAACAAGCGCATGGCTGAAATCCTAGACCTGCTGAGCAAGCAAGTTTCGCCGCCTACTGCGCTCATCGGGTTCACGGGTTTGTTGGACGAGAAGAACTTTGCGCTCAACCGCGCAGGCGGCTTGCTCTCCACCGATATGCCCAACGCAAAGGTTGAGAAGCTGGCCCCGAACATTCCTAACGACCTGTTCAGAGAAATCGGTGAGATTGACCTGATGTTTGAAGAGGCATCGGGAATCGTGTCCGTACTTCAAGGCCGGGGAGAAGCTGGGGTTCGCTCTTCGGGCCATGCTTCTCAACTTGCTCGTCTAGGCTCCAGCCGCGCCAAGAAGCGTGCGCTCATCATTGAAGATGCGCTGGAGAAGATGGCCACGCTGTACCTCAAGGCCATGCAGCTGTACAGCCCGACTCACTACAAAGACACGCAAGGCGTGCCTTTTGTTGCAGATCAGTTCACCACCGACTTTATGGTGAAAGTGGACGCTCACTCCAACTCGCCAATCTTCATGGAAGATATGCGCCAGATGGCTTTCTCGCTCTACAGCGCCAAGGTCATCGACAAGGAGTCGTTGCTGGATTTGGTCGATCCTCCCATGAAGCAGCAGCTCAAGGAGCGCCTGAAGATCATGGAAGAGAAGGAAGCTGCCGCGCAGGCCGCAGCCGCAGCAGCCAAGCAGCCTCCTCCAGAATCTATCCCGCAGCCTCCCCAAGAGGCTGGCGGCGGGATGTCAGCAGATATGCCCCTCATCCAATAAGGAGCAGCCATGCAAAACAACGGCTCCCCGTCTTCCGGTACTCAGCAACCTACGGCAGACCAACCCCGCTACTCGACAGAACAACTGCGTAGCGAGGAAAAGGCTCCGACCATGCAGTACCGGCAGACGAATATCAAGACTTACTCGGGTCGCTACAACCGCGATAATCGTCGTTAGTCTTGACAAATGGAAAGTAAACACTTACAAACTCGCCCAAAGAGGTGACCATGAGCGTACCTGCCGAAAAACTGATGGAACTCATGCGGGGCCAACGCTCCGCAGGCACCAATGCCCCCAAGGTAGAAGTGGAGATCGAAGAGAAAGACGAGATGTCATCGGAAGACACGCCCCCGATGGGCGCTCCGATGTCCACGCCTGAACCCAAGATGGGAAGCAAGGAAGGCGCACTCGTCAATATCGGCATGGTTATCGACCTTCTGGAGCAGTCTCTGCCTGCGTTGGGCGCAGATTCGGAAGAAGGCAAGACCATCATGGACGCCATCTCCAAGCTCAACAAGATGCTCGGTGGCCGCAAGGCGTCTACCAACGAGTTGCAGCAGGCTGAAATCATGCAACTCATGCGATCTCTCCCCCAGGCCGGTGGCGCAACGCCTGAAGGGCGTGCTATGGCACAAGCGCCGATCCCTGGTGCTCCCATGATGGGCGCACTGCAACCCCCAATGTAAGGAGTCTTAAATGGACTTGTTCAAGCCCCGTGGAGCCGCAGCTCCCCGTCGTCCTACTGACAACAATCAGCAGAACGGCCAAATGGTCAACACGCCTCGCTTCTCTCAGTTTGGTGGCCTTGACGGCGCCAGCAAGTACAAGAAGAACGCGATGGCTGTTCAGAAGCCCGGTGACGGTAAAAAAGTTATCTGATAACCAGATAAGAGGGTAAAGCTATGTCACTCGAAAACCTTGATCAATCCGCTCGTGATGAGCTGGCCCTCCTGGCCAAGCAACTCGCTGAGAATCCCGCGACTCGCAAAGACTTCTTGCGAATGACTAAGAAGGTTCAACCTGACCTTCCTATTCCTGAGCTTGAGCTTGAGCAGACCGTCCAACAGGCGGTGTCGCAGAATGACCAGCGTGTTCAACAGCTGGAGGCAAAGCTGCGCGAGAAGGAAGCAATGGAAACCCTGCAGAAGCGCCGTGATGGGCTGCTGAAGAAGGGACTCATTGACAACGAGGAAGAAGTCAAGGCTGTGGAGAAACTCATGCTGGAGCGCGGTATTACCAACCACGAGACAGCAGCCGAGTATCACAAGTGGATGAAGCAGGCTGCAACGCCGACCTCTTCTGGTTACAACCCCTCAGCCGTCAAAAACTTTGACCTGAACCGTTACTGGAAGAACCCGGCAGGCGCAGCCCGTGAAGAAGCTGTGAGAGCCTTGAATGAGTTGCGTAAGCCTACGCGACCCATCGGGCTGTAAAGAGGGTAATTTTTAACTCAAGGAGGCCATATGGCTATTGGTGGTGGCATCCTCCCGGCAGCAGGCTCAACTCAGCTTACCGAGTTGACCTATGTCACACGGAGGGCCTTTATTCCCAAGATGGTTGTACAGCTGTACAACTCGACTCCGCTTATGGCGGCACTGATTGCCAACAGTCAGCAAGCCTCCGGCGGTGTCTCTTCCGTGGTCGTGCCCGTGCAGGGCGCTCAGTTCGTAAATGCTCAGTGGTCTGACTACAGCGGCTCGTTCGCCCAGCCGTCCGTCCAGCAAGGCGCTTACAACGCTGAGTTCAACCTCAAGCTGATGATCTCTCCCGTGCCTTTCCTGGGCATGGAAGGTGCCGTTCAGCAAGACGCAGCCGTTATCCCTCTGATCGAGGCTCGCATGAACGATGCGACCAACGTGATGATGGACGCAATGGCCACCTCGCTGTACAACAACACGACCAACACGCAGCAGTTTACTGGTCTGCCGCTGGCCGTGGCCGATTCCGGCACGTACGGCAACATTGACCGCTCCACCTATACCTGGTGGAAGAGCAAGCAGTACGCTGCAGGCTCGGTTAACCCGACCCGTCAAAACATCCTGCAGTACATCTCCGGTACCGTGAAGAACGGCGCTGAGATGCCCAGCTTCGGTGTTTGCGGCTTCGGTACCTGGACGCTGTTGGCCCAAGACTTCGTGGGTCAAGAGCAGTACGTCATCACCCCTGGCTCTGGATTCGACGGCGACCCCAACGGGCCGCAGGCTGCATTCCGCGCCCTGATGGTGGCTGGCGTGCCGATCTATCCCGATCCGTACTGCCCGGAAGGCACGGTGTACTTCCTGAACACTAACTACCTGTCGCTCTACATCCATGAGCAGGGTTCGTTCGTGTTCACGGGCTTCGAGAGCACCCTGCCGAACTGGCAGATTGGCTACGTCGGCGCGGTTTTGATGATTGCCGAATTGGTGAACGTCAAACCCAAGGCGATGTCCAAAGTGACGGGCTACAACTACCTCACCCTGTAAGGAGTAACTCGTCATGGCACTCGGACTTAACAAAATCCTCGTTGCAGGCGCTCTGACCAACTCGGCAGGCGCTTACTGGCAGACCACCACCGTTACGGCCACCACGGCTGGCGCGGTTGTGCCTGCTGGTACCTACCTGATGTTTCCCACGGCAAACGTGACGGTCACCGCTAACAACGGCTCGACCATCACCACGCTGATGGCCAACAACACGGGTGGCGTGCTCATCTCTGACGGCATCAACGTGTTCGTCAACGCTGCTTCGACCAACACCACCGTGACCTTCGTCACTGTGGACGGTGGTCAGGCTGTGTCTAGCACGTACACCTCGTAAGGAGCCGATATGAACGCGAATCATGTAGGCGCTCTTTATCCTGACCGATTCGGCAGCTTCGGCGTTGGCAAAAAAGCCACCGTGGACATTGGTTCCACGGGTAACGCCGTGGCTACCATCTTCATGGATGGGGGCACCAGCTACATCGTTCGCCGTATCGTTGTTGCAAACGCCAACAAGAGTATCGCCACTGGCAACGTCAGTGTTCTCACCAGCAATGATGGGAACACGAGCAATGCCATTGGTTCTGCCACCCTGTTGGCAAACATCACCAGCACCTCGACCTTCCAGGATATGACGCTTGCAGCTGGCGCGGCTACCACCGTGTACAGTGCAGGTGCTCTGTTCGTGAAAGTGAACACTGCGGTGTCTGGTGGCACTTGCGACATCACGGTCTTCGGTGACGTTGTGACGCTATGAGTGATGCGCTCTACATAACCAACGGCACGGAGCAGAACTTCTCTGCGGAGTTCTGCAACGTGACCTACGAGTTCAAGGCGGGACAAACCACGGCTATGCCGGTGGCTGCAGCCCGTCATGTCTTTGGTTATGAAGACGCTGACAAGATGCCGTACCTGATCCGCTTGGGTTGGGTACGGCTCAACACCGAATACGAACAAGGATTGGAGCGTCTCGGTAAGATTACGATCTCTACCGAAGCTCCCAGCAAAGGCCGCTCGTTACCCTCGGCGGCTGGTGTCGTTCCCCTGCTCGTTGAAAAACGGGCAGCGGGGAAAGCCAGTCCTAGGGTCGCTTGATATGGACGCTACATGGCAACACTATCTTCCTATCTGTTGGAAGTGCAACGCCTCTTGCACGATGCAAATAGCGTCTTTTGGAGCGAGTCGGAACTAACCGACTACATCAACGAGGCTAGGGAAGAGGTAGTACGCGACACCGGCTGTCTGCGTACCCTGCAGATTTCCTACACGCCTCTAGCACCTGACGGCACAGCGGCTACCATCTGGGCAGAAGGTGCAACTGTCACGACTGGCAGCTACATCTTCTCCAACATCTTCATCTACGAAGTGGTGTCGGGCGGTGTGCTCGGCACTTCTGCGCCTCCCTATCCCAGTGGGGCCAATGTCTTCCCGCCCAGCACCAACTTCACGGATGGCACAGCCACGCTGCGCTATGCTGCCAATGCTGAAATCATCCCATACTCGGCTTTGCCGCAAGGAGATGAGACGCTGGATGTACTGAACGTTACGCTTTACTGGGGTAATTCACGCATTCCGCTGCGCTATCTGGCGTGGTCTGACTTCAACGCACAGGTTCGTTATTGGCAAAATTACGTGGGCAGGCCCGTGTGCTTCTCCACTTACGGGCAGAAATCCATCTATATCTCGCCCGTACCAGACCAGTCGTACACCATCGAAGTCGATACCGTGCGGCTTCCGCTGCCTTTGAGTCTTGCAACCCCCAACGTGGTTGACGAGATCAAGGCTCCGTATACCAACCCTGTTCAGTTTTACGCAGCCTACAAGGCCAAGTACAAGGAGCAGAGCTACGGAGAAGCGGAAATCTTCAAACAACAGTACCTCAAGGATGTGCAGGGAGTGCTTAACTCCGTGTACACCCGCCGCATCCCCAATCCATACTCGCAGATTTAAGTCATGGCAGCGGCTGAGCAGAAGAAGTCCTACGCTGTCATCAAGAACTTCCTTGGTATTAACACCAAGGCTAACCGTACTGCGATTGACGAAAAAGAGTTTGCCTGGATTGAGAACGCCATGCCCATCGGGTTTGGCAACATCAAGATCGTCCAGGCCCAGAAGCAGACCGTAGACAGCACCGCCAACAATGTGGTGTTTGGCAACACGGTCACGCACATCAGCTCTGCCAACATCGACCTCAATGACTACATCATTGTCTTCAGCGAGAACGGCGCAGCACAGTATTTCGACCTCACCACACAGACAAAAGGCAACGTAGCCTCCAGTGGCACGTTCTCCGGTGGTGATGCCAATACCGCTCAGTACAAGAACGAGCGGGTCATCATCGCAGACCCTGAGAACGGGCTGTACAACTGGAATGGCACAAGCCTGGTTAGTGGCAATTCCGTAGGTTTTATCGGAATCACCAACCCAGGCTCTGGCTACACGCAGGCTCCGTTGGTCACCATCTCGGCTCCCAACCAGGCTAATGGCGTACAGGCTCTGGCAGAGGCCACCATCTCCACCGCAGCTGGTGGAGTCCGCGCCATCACCGTAGATGCTCCCGGCAGCGGCTACACCTCTGTCCCGCTAGTGACGATCTCCGCTCCTGACATCGCAGGCAGCATCACCGCCAAGGCTACAGCTGCGCTTGCCAGTGGCAACGTGGTGTCTGTCACCGTTACAGAACCAGGTACCGGCTACATCAAGACACCAACCGTCACGATCACAGACGGTGGTGGCTCCAATGCCAATGCCATAGCCACGATCAGCACGGGTTCTGTCACGAGTATCTTCCTGACAGAAGCAGGCTCAGGCTATACCTCACCGCCTAGCGTCACCATTGAGGCTAGCCCAGGCGGCACCAATGCCACTGCCATTTCACAGCTGACCACCTTCAAGAAGGGCACCGTCTCTGTGGTGGTGACGAGTGGCGGCACTGGTTACAGCAACGCAGCCAACGTGGTGGTGACCATCGGTAACGCTACGGGCTACACCACGCAGGCCAACGCCACTGCCATCGTCAGCGGCAACACCGTCAACCAAGTCATCATGACAAACCCAGGAGCAGGCTACACCGCCAACTCCAACGTGGTGGTCACGATTACAGGTGGTGGCGGCAGCAACGCAGCAGCCAAGGCTATCGTCAACACCGACGATGTGCAGGATGTAGCGACATTCGGTGGTCGTGTTTGGGTGGCATCAGGGAGAACCCTGTACTACTCAGCTGCAGACAGTGCGACTGACTTCACTTCTGTTTCCGCAGGCTCACTCACGTTGAGTGATTCCACCCTGCGCGGGAACATTAGGGCTATCGTTTCTGCCAACAACTTCCTGTACATCTTTGGCGAAACGAGCATCAACATCATCTCTGACCTGCGTGTGACTCCAGAAGGTACCACGCTGTTTACGAACACCAACGTCAGCGCCAGTATCGGAACAGGCCGCACAGACGCCATCTTCCCGTACTTCCGCAGTTTGCTGTTCATGAACGACTACGGGATGTACGCACTGGTGGGTTCTACCACCAGCAAGCTGTCAGACCCGTTGGATGGCATCTTCCTGAACATCGACTTTAACGAGCCGATTACAGGTGGGCAGGTGCTAATCAACAACATCCTGTGTGCGGCTTTCAACTTCACCTACAACGACCCAACCACCACTCCTGCAACCCCACGGCAGATTCAGGCCGTGTTTTTCGACAAGAAGTGGTTTGTCACGAGTCAAGGAAGCATTGACTATGTGACTTCTGTGCCGTTTGGGGGAACGATCAAGCTCTACGGGGTGGATGACACCGACCTGTACCAGTTGTACGCAGACCCTGCGGCCAACATCAACAGCACCATCCGCACTGCGCTCATGCCGCTGGGTGACCCCATCCGCACCAAGCAGGCATTGAAGTTTGGTATTGAGGCAACACTCACCTATCCGGCTACGCTGAATGTCACGGTAGACAGTGAAACTGGTTCTAGTCCGACATACACCGCTGAGAACTTCATCAACTGGGTTAACAACCTTGGCAACACGGTTGAATGGACTAACAATGCGATGGAGACGGTTGGGTGGCTTACGGTGTCTGGGTACTACCTGTACAAGTCAGATGCCCAGCAGTATGGAAAGTATCTAGGTTTGACGCTCACGAGCACTGGCCCAGGCTTTGTCGTCAACACGTTCGAGATGGAACACGAACTAAGAGTGAGGTTCTGAAATGACTGTCCCGTATTCTTTTGCCAACGCGACTGTTTCTATTCCGCTGTCGCAGCTGGACTCCAACTTCAACACGCCCATCACGTTGGGCAATACCGCTATTCAGCTGGGCAACACGGTTACCACGCTCAACAACATGACGCTGGCTAACGTGACCATCAGCAGCGGCAATGTCACGATCACAAACGTGTCTGTGACCACAGCCAACGTGACCACGCTCAACGCCGCGACAGTCATTGCCACAACGGCTAACGTCACCACTGCCAACATTACCACCGGCAATGTGACGAACATGAGCAGCGGCAACGTGGCTATCACGGGCGGCAGCATCAACGGCACCACGCTGGGAGCCACGACTGCTAGCACAGCCAACGTCACCACCCTGACCACTTCCTCGACGGTCACGATCAACGGAGGAACCGCCAACGGAGTGGCCTACCTCAATGCGTCAAAGGTGCTGACCACGGGGTCGGCGTTGACGTTTAACGGTACGACTTTAACTTTACCCTCTGGAAATATATCTATTGGCGCATCCACAGCGGGCACTACCTTAGACGTATTTAACGGGGATGCTGTTAACGCGCAGAGGATTCGACTAACAACTTCTGGAACTAACGGTGTTATTCAAGTTACCCGTACGTCTGGCACTGTTCCAAACCTGATTTTCCAACAAGACGCATCCGAGTTAATGCGCCTGACCTCTACCGGGTTGGGCATTGGGACGAGTTCGCCTGCGTACAAGTTGGATGTGCGCGGCGTTATTGCTATCGGTGACGGCACAATCAAGACAGGAATTACGTACACAACGCAAGGCGCAATCGGTACGCTGTCGAATCACAGCCTGCAAATCCTCACAAACAGCAACATTATTGGCACGTTTGATACCTCCGGCAACCTCGGTCTGGGGGTGACGCCGAGTGCTTGGGGTAGTACATGGAGAGTGCTTGACGCAGGAAATCTTTCGTCATTTGCAAATAACACTGGTAGCAGCGTAACAGATATTTGGCATAACGCATTCGTTAATAGCGGCGGTGTTCCCACATACAAAACGACTGCTGCGGCGGGTTTTTACCGATTAGAGGGCGGCACATTTAAATGGTTTAACGCCTCCTCCGGCACAGCAGGAACCACCGCCACCTTCACGCAGGTGATGACGCTTGATGCTGATGGTGACTTGGGTATCGGTACAACTTCGCCGGGGCAGAAACTGACTGTTCAGGGTGGAATTACCGTAACGTCCTCGGCAACGCTGTCCGTTGCTCAGGGCCCAATGCTGTTCAGTTACGAAGCCCCCATCAGTCGAATCTATATGGGGGACGGCACTGGATACAGTTTTGCGTTCAGCAAGCGCGCGTCATCTACCACGACGGATTTGATGACGCTGACTGATGGAGGCAATTTCTCCCTCGGCGGCACGGCAAACCGTGGAACTACGGTTGGCACCAACGCTCTCCAAATCTTCAATGGCACTGCCCCTGCGGGTACGCTGACCAACGGCGTATCTCTGTACTCCTCATCCGGCGATCTGTTCTTCATGGACGCTGCCGGTACTGCTTCTAGGGTTGGCTTCCGTGGGGTTCCTCAGTCGGGTTCTGCCAAGACGGGTTCTTACACCCTGGCCACGACGGATGTGGGTGACTACATTGAAGTCGGTTCTGGCGGCAGCATCACGATCCCTAACGCGACCTTCGCTACTGGGGATGTGGTGAGCATCTTCAACAATACTTCTGGCAACATCACGATCACCTGTACGATCACCACTGCGTACATTGCAGGAACTGATGCAGACAAGGCTTCTGTAACGCTTGCAACCCGTGGCGTGGCAACGATCCTGTTCATCAGCGGAACGGTCTGTGTCATCTCGGGGAACGTGTCATGAGCGGGATCATGACGATGTTGGTGGGGGCTAAAACGCCTCCTACCGCTAGAGGGGCCGCGCTGCCCGGTTCGCCTTATGTCTATCGTTCTGGAACATCTGGTACGTTGACGGCATCGTTTTCGGTTAACAGTGCTGGAACCTACACCTCGGCAAGCAATGATTCCAGACCTAATGGCATTTGGCTGACGGGAACCGGAACTGGTAGTGATTACGAAATCCGCGCCACAGTTGTCTCTGGTTCTCCGACGGGAACTACTGGGTCATGGTTGGCTTTGAGCAGCAATCGGACATGGAGTGTTTCTGTGGACGGTACTTCTGGCTTGACCGAAACGGCTCAGTTGACACTAGAAATCAGGGACGCTTCTACTCTGACTGTTTACACCACTTCTTCTTTGACGCTAGAAGCGGCGTCAGTGATTTGATGAAAGGAAACTGAAATGGCCACGACTTTCAACTGGGTAATCTCTGCCCTTGATTGCATCCCCAACACCCCCGAAGGTGCTGACTACGTTGTCACGGCCCACTGGTCATGCAACGGCACGGACGGCACTTACAACGGCAGCGTCTACTCGACCTGCTCGTTCCCGGTGGTGCAGGGCACTTCTTTTGTGCCCTACGAAGACCTTACGGAAGATGATGTGCTGGGCTGGTGCTGGGCCAACGGCGTGGACAAGGATGCGACTGAGGCTGCTGTGCAGACCCAAATCGACAACCAGATTGATCCTCCCATCGTGACTCCTCCGCTGCCGTGGGCTGCTTAAAAGCACTGTGGTACGAGGCGTTGGCGGTATTGCTTATCGTCTTTTCACACCTGTTTGTGAAATGAAAGTCAGGACACGTTATGGTTAACGCACCTTTCACACCATCAGGCAACTCGGTGGTGTTCACCGCAGCCACTAGCGCACCCACAGCGGTGCAGGCGGTGTCTAGCACCCTTGGCGGGAATCAATACCGAGTGCTCAACTCCGGGTCTGTGACGGTGTTTATGGGCGTTGGCACCTCTGCTAGCGATGCCGTGAACAACGCCACTGTCCTGACCACCACCAACCTTTCTATCCCTCTGTTGGCTGGTACAGACGAAATCCTTACCTTCCCGCCCAACGCCTACTTCAGCGGCATTACATCGACCAGCACGGCTGTCGTGTACATCACGCCCGGTGACGGAGCGTAACAATGCTCAAGACAGTCTCCTCTTTTGCCAACGCAATTGGCGCATTGGTCTACAAGGGCACTTGGGATGCCCAGACCAATACTCCGACGCTGCAGTCCAGCGTTGGAAGTAAGGGAGACTACTACTATGTTTCTGTTGCGGGTAACACCAACCTCAACGGGATAACAGACTGGCAGATCGGTGATCTTGCCCTGTTCAACGGAACCATCTGGCAGAAGATAGACAACACGGACGCTGTGCTGTCTGTGAACGGGCAGACAGGTGCTGTCGTGCTCACGGCTACAAGCGTGGGCGCTGTTGCCAACACAACCTTTGTCATCGCAGGCACTGCACTTACTGGTGGTGGGCAGCTGACGGGTAACGTCACGCTCAATCTTGCCAACACGTCTGTCATTGCTGGAACCTACGGTACGACTGCCAACATTCCAGAGATCACGGTAGATCAACAAGGGCGCATCACCAACATCAGCAATGTGGCGGTGGTCACGGGTGGTACTGTCACGAACGTGGCAACAGGTGTGGGTCTGACAGGTGGCCCTATCACCAGTTCTGGCACGATCTCTCTTGCCAACACGACGGTTACGGCTGCTTCCTACACCTACGCAAGCATCACAGTTGATGCACAAGGACGGTTGACTGCAGCCTCTAGCGGCACCAACCCCGTCACTTCAGTTAGCGGGACATCTCCCATTGTCTCCAGCGGTGGTACCACACCAGCCATTTCTATCCCTGCAGCAAATGCAACAACAGATGGCTACCTGACTAGCACCGACTGGAGCACTTTCAACACCAAGGGCGTAGGCAACGTCACGAGCATTTCCACCGGCACAGGCTTGACGGGTGGGCCTATCACCACCACAGGCACCATCAGCCTAGCCAACACCGCTGTCAGCAGCGGAAGCTATGGAAGTGCTAGCAATGTTGCGTCATTCACTGTTGATGCACAGGGTCGTCTGACTGCTGCAGCCAATGTCGTCATCGCTATAGGCGTGGCTCAGGTCAGCGGAGCAGTACCCGACACCCGCGCTATCAACTCCGGAACAGGTCTGACAGGTGGCGGCAACCTCACGACAGACCGCACCTTGTCTGTGGTGGCTAACACCACACAGCAACTGGTGGGTGTGCAGAACAACGGCGTAGCTGTCGGCACTCGGCAGATCGTCAACTTCATTCCTGGCAATGCCACCGTCATCACCACGGCTGATGATTCTGGTGGTGGCCGCTCTAACGTTGCTATCGATCTCACAAACACTGGTGTGACGGCTGGAACCTATGGTTCGTCCGGCAACAGTGCTCAAGTGGTGGTGGACTCGCAAGGTCGCATCACTTCTGCAGCGAATGTGACGATAGTGGCGTCGAGCGTCAACCTCACAAACACGTCTGCTAGTGCCACGTTTGCTACCGCTAGCCTGCCGCTAGACCCGGAAGGCTATGTCACGGTGCTCATTAACGGTGCGTTTAAGAAGATTCCTTACTACGGCGTATGAACTTCGACGACCTCACCACCGTTAAGTTTGGAGACGTAGACGGCCTGGGCCGGATGCTGTTTGAGAACGGTCTGCAACACCGTTTGTTCTACAACATCCTCGGAGATCAGGGCATAGGCATCCCTGACTATCCCATCATGGAGGCAGACCCTGGGAACTTGGATGACTGGTTGTTTGTGCACAACCAGATACACCAGGCGCTAGCTTCCATTCTCAACCTAGACAATCCTTTCCAGTTACTGGATGCAGACTGGAACGTGGAAGAAGACTTCTACGACTGGTTGAGCGTACACGAAACTATTCACCGGCAGATTGCTGCAAGGCTAGGGGTGTGAGATGGCGACAAGACTAGGCGCAGAAAGCGAAATGGAGCAATTGGATGCCGATATGCTTGCTCTTATAGAGCAAGAGCAGGCTGCGCCTGCACCTGCACCTTCGCCAGTTATGACTGCAGAGCAGATTGCAAAAGCAATCCGTGACCAATTTACGCCAGACATTGCCAATGGCACGCCCAAGCAAAAGGCCACGCTGTACAACTTGCTTATCAAGCAAGGCTTTACAGATCAGCAGATCAGAGATTCGCTAGGCGCTCCTCTGGATGACAACTGGCGGCTACTGCAAAGCATTGCTGCAGACTTGCTCAAAGCAGAAACACCTGCTGCCGCTCCTGCTCCTGCTCCCGCTGCAGCTTTAACACAGGCTCCCGCGCCTGCTCCAGCCGCACAAGCATCCGATATTTCGGATCAAGAAATTCTTGCTTTGTTAGACCGAGAGACTGGTGGTGATTTTGTAGCGGAGGCACCTGCGCCTGCGCCTTCACCAGCCTCGGCTCCCTCTCCAGCCCCGGCTCCTGCTGCCGCGCCTGCTGCCGCGCCTGCCGCTACAGGTGGTGTTGATGAGCAGTCTACTGATCGTGGCGTGTACTACGACGCTGACCTAGGCTACTTCACTAGCGCAAATGCAGAGCGTCAGATCGCAAAACTGCGTGAGAAGTACACGGACTGGGAAATCACGCCTATCTTTACGGAAGTCATTGACCGTGAAGGACAGGTTAGCTATGCAGAGCCAATCAAATCTTTTCAAATCAGAAAAGGCATTGAGGGTGGTCTGCTAGACATTCGTTTGCTTGACCCAGAAGGTAATGAGACTTACCGTGAGGTAGAGCGGCAACAAAGTTTCTTGCAAAGCCCTATCGTGGGCATCCTTGTTTCTGCTGCAATTCCTGGTCTTGGCGAATTCTTTGCTGCTCAGTTAGCTGCAGCTGGTGCGCTAACAGGCGCAACTGCTACGACAGTAGGTAATGCACTTGCCAAGATTGCAGTAGATGTAGCAACTGGCAAAAGCCTTGATGACGCAGTGCGAGATGTGGCGTTGTCCACAGCCATCTCTGCTGGTATGCCCAATCTTGGGCCGTCTATCTCTGAGCTTGTAGATGACCCCAACATCGCAAGAATCCTAACAAACGCAGGAAATGCTGCAGTCTCAGCAGCAGTACAGGGCAAGAGTGGCAGTGAGATTTTGACTTCTGCTATTGCTGCAGGCGCTGGTACGGCTGCATCTTTTGAAGGTGGTGCTACTGCAGGCCGTGCAGTGCAGAGTCTGATTGCTAGCGGTGGTGATCCGATGGCAGCTTTGACCGCTGTAGGTGGCGAGCTTGCAGCGCGTGGTGGCCAAGCAGTTGCGGAACAGGTGCGGCAAGAAAGTGCTGCTGCATCAACAGCAGGCATTAAGACATTGCCATCTCAGCCTGATACCGGCACACGAGTGGCTACCGAGCCTGCTCTTCCAGAAACCAGAACCACGGTGACGACCACGGGTGGTGGCGAAGGTGGTGGTGGGACTGGCGGTGGCCAAGGTGGAGAGGCGGCTGTAGACCCTAACAGCCAAGAAGTGTTGATCGCTCAGCAGATGCTGCCACCAGGGTTGCGTATCTTTACCTTCAACCAGCTAGAGGCTGTGAGGGTGTTGTCGCAAGCCAATCCTGCACTGTTGTCTGGTTTAAGACAAGAAATTCTTAACGAAGCAGCTGGCTTCATTCAGAACAATCAAGAAGCAGAGCTTGCACAGAGAGCTGCCAACACACCGCCTGGTGCTGGCTTTGGAGGCTTGACTCCTCGCGCAGCTAATGTCTTTACCGTTGAGAATCTGCCTGAGAACTTAGGTAACGTCTTTGAGTCCGGTGGTGCCGTTTACTTCCAAGAAGGTGGCAAAACCTACCGTGTTGCATCTCAAGATGAGCTAGCAGGCAATCTTGGCGAGATAACAATTCATTACGACGACAAAGGCCGTGGCATTTACGCCAAGGAAGTGTTTGGCGTTACCGGCAAGTTCATGACGGACGCTGAAAAGCAAGGAGGACTTCAGCAACAGTTTGTCACCGAAGCCTCCGAGCAGATTGACCCAGATACTGGTCAGCCCATGCTTCTGACGGCCAACACTGGTGGCAATATCGGTGCTAGCAATGTATTCCGTGATGTCGCTGCTGCTGGTGCCAAGGGTGTTGGTGAGCAGCTTGGCTACATCGCTACCGTTACAGGTAACCAGAATCTTGCCAATGTTGCTGCTGGTCTTCAGAGTTATGGCACAGGAGCTACTAGTGCGGCAGTTCGCACAGGCCAAAACCAGATCATTCAAGAGATTACCAATGTTGAAGGCTTGCTAGGAAAGAGTGTTGCAGCACTTACCGCTGCTGCTCGTAATCCTGCTGCCATCATTGACTGGGGTATCAGCGAAGGTGTGCAGGAGTTTGTCCCGCTCCTCGCTGGTGTTGGCGTAGGACGAGCCATCTCTGCTGCAACAAAAGCTAGGTTTGGTCAGCAACTGGCTAGCAAATATGGTGTTGCAGGCGCTGTCAGCACCAACGCTACGCTAGACGCAGGTGAGTCTGCAATTGCTACTTACCAAAATGTGCAGCAATCGCTTATCAACAGAGGATTTAGTGAAGAGCGTGCATCTGCTATTGCCTTGCCTGCGGCACTTGCTTCTGGCTTCATCACGCTTGTTACTACTGCTGTTGGTGAGTCTGAGCTTGTAGCAGCTGCAACTCGTGGCATCCCTGGACGCACAGCACGTTCTATTACGCGAGAAACACCTTCTGAGTTTGCAGAAGGTTTTGGGCAAGGCGTGGTAGAAGCGGTTGCCATCACCAACCAGCTTCCATCTCTAGATGCTGCGTTAACGCAGGGCGCTCTTGAGGCGTTGATCGGCGGCACCACAACTGGCGGCATCACGGCTGGACAGTCCGTCATTGCTGGTGGAGAGACACAGACTGGTGCAGCAGCAGGAACTGGTACGTCAGCCACCGCCCCGACTGGTACAGCGGCAACTGCCGCTACAGAAACGAGTACCGCCGCCACAACAGGAACTCAGAATGCAGGCGTGGTGATTGCCACAACTGGCAACACTGCGCTGGTCATCGACAACAGTGGTGTCGTTTCTGTCGTCAACAACAACACGGGTGCAAATGCAGGCAGTGTGGTGACGCTAGACAGCACTGGTGGGAACATCACTAGCAACACTGGTACCACCAACACCAACCTCACCAACAGTGGGTTGACCAACAACACGCTGACGGTTTCTCAAAACACTGCCAACGCTATTAACAACACAGTTAATAACTTGGCTAGCACTGGTCTTGTCACCAACAACGATGTGACGAGTGGCGCTGCTGCTACAGCTGTTGTGCAGTTGGCAGCAACCACAGGAACTAGCGTTGATACTGTCAACACAGCTACCACCAACCTCGTCAACAACGTCAACGCTGCCACTTCTACGACTGGTGGCGGCACAAATCTTGGCGTGGTGATTGCCGCAGACACGACAACAGGTCAAGTGCTGGTGGCAGACACGACTGGCAACACGCAGATCGTCAATGCTGGTACAGGCGTAAATGTTGGCTCGACGGTAAATCTGACCACAGACACGCAGACAGGCGGAACTGTAGCGAATAACGTCACGGCTGCGCCTGCAACCACTGCACAGGTTACTGCAGCACCGGAAACTACGCCTGAAGTCACGCCTGAAGTGACGCCAGTTGCAACCCCGGAAGTCACGCCAGTTGCAACCCCGGAAGTTACGCCAG